GAGCAGATATTCATCGCCCAACGTATCAATCCAAATCGGCCCGTCGTGGCTGAACCATTGCCCGCGGCCAACACGCTCTTGCGGGTCATCAGACATCTGCCATCTCCACAAGGCGTTGCAGGTGGTGAACAGCTTTCTTGATATCCTCTAGGCCGCCTTTGTCCCGCTCTCGTGCGAGGTAGGCGATGGCCACGCCCTTGTGGTACCCACGGTACTCGTCTGGTGTGAGCCATGCTTCCATGGCCTGCCATGGCTGGATGCCCATGTCCTTGTAGTGGTTGCCGCCAACCTGTGTGGCCAGTGTAGATGTAGTCGTAGCTTTCTCCGCTGCTTCTCTAATAAATACTTCTCGTGGTGTGCCGACCCTGTCGAGCAGGCTCTGCGCAAACTGTTCAGGCACACCACAAACATCGGCGGCCTCTGCCGCTGTCGATAAGTTGTTGTGTACAAGGTGGTACCATACGCGGTCCTCGTCACTCTCACCCCATGGGGCAGGTGCGAGGGTCACTGATCTCTTACTCATATTACTCTCCTGTATTGTAGTTTAGTTTGTATACTATGTCAAGTTGAAAGTCGCCGTCGCGTCGCGGCAGCGATAAGTCTGTTGAGCTGGTCTTCTGTACTCAACATCAGGTCGTCGGCGTACACCAAGGGTGGCTTGGCCCCGTCGTCCACGCCCTCCATCTCCTCCCAGCACTCCTCGCACAGCCAGTACCCGGTGCGCTCGCCCCACGCCACATTCTGAGTGGGGTGTCCGGCCATCTCAGGTGCGTTCTCGTAGCACCAGTCGCACCTCGCCCATATCTCAGGCAGCTTCATCTAAGTCCTCCTCATCCATGTCTAATTCATTAGCCTCGATGGTGTCCCACACCGCCTCGTCACTGACGAGGTAGTCGTACTCAGCCTCCAGCTTGCGGTAGAGGTCTTGCATGTAGGATCGCCACTGCTCGATCACGTCCTTCTCGAAGTCACTAGCCTCGTCCTCCAGCTGCCTGTCCCATGTATCCACGATCTGTTCGTGAAACTCCGTCGGACATTCGATCAGCCGGTAGAGCGTATCGTGCTCGATGCTGAACACCATACTGTTCGCGTGACAGTACATCCCACGGCGGTTGCTCGTGACGTAGACGTAACCGTCTGACGCCAGCAGCTTGCGGATCATGGGGTACTGATCCTTGTGGTGATGGTCAAGGTAGGTCCGCAGGTTGTCGAATGATCCCTCGAAACAGGCCCCGTCGCCCTGCGACGAGAACCCCGTGAAGTAAATACGTTCTACCCAGATACCAACCTCTCGCATGTCCTCCTTGAAGTCTGCGTACACGCAGTCCCACCACCCGTCGTACTCGACGTTAATGTATCTGTATTTCTCCAGTAGCGCGTTTCTGTGCTCTGACTTCACCATCTTCTCCGATCCAGACATGTGCTTCTCCCTTTGCTACGTCCGTAAGTACTGCTTTGAGGGACAGGGACTCAGCCATGAGTTCCTCGTTGGTTTGCTTAGTGCTGGTCAGTGTCAACTTGGCTGAGTGCAGCCGCCTCTCCACTTTCTCCAACCGCTTGAGTGTTGTAGTCAGCGTCCGTTGTTGGAAGCCAACCCAGAAAGTGGCGATCAGTATGGCCGCCATCAGTATGAGTGTGTTCATCATCGTAATTCCAGCCCTGTTAGGCGGGCATAGGCCCGCAGCGTGTCCATATCAGCGGCGATCCAGTCCCCCGTGTGGACGGCTGCGTTGCGCTCCTCGTAGGCTGTGGGGGACGGATCATGCAGATCAAGCGCCCCGTCGGGGTGGACCACCGTAATTACCCATGTGTAGCCTTCGGCTGTGACCAGCAGCCTCCCGACCGCTGGCTCAAGGTTTGTTGGTCTGTTGGTCATTCGGTCAGTCTGCTCCTCTGTAGGGTGGACGACAGCCCCGCATGGAGCATATCAAAGGCTGACGCTGTAAGTCCGACCCGCATCATTCCATCTCCACGATCTCGCCGAACGGCGCGCTTGTTGCTCCGGTCGTCACCCACAGCACAGGGCAGTCAGGTGCGTCGCCGAAGTCGTTGCAGTACAGGTCAGTGAGGAACACAATACCAGCAGGGTCAATGCCTTGCTCCTCGATGTGCTCAAACACAGGGCTGAACGCTGTACCACCACCACCACGTGGGTTGAACTCGAAGTCACCGTCACGCTCGATGATGTCATGGGCACAGACATCGTGGCTAAAGAAGATGAAGTGTATCTTAGACGGCTTGCCGTCCTCGAATACCTGCCAACACTCCGCTGCGTACTGGTTCTTCTCAGCGTCACTGATCGAACCAGACATATCCACGGCGAACACCAACTCACCGAGCACCTCGCCACTGGTTGAGGGCATGTATAGTCCTTGACTCAGGAACCTGCGGTTGGGTCTGGCGAAGGTACGCTGGTCGTTCTTGGCCTTCTGCACGAACCGTTGCAGCACGTCGCGCCAGTCCACCTTGGGCTTGAGTACCTCGTCGACGAGTCGGGCCATGTTGGCGCTCAGTTTACCCATCATCTTGGCAGCCTGCGCCGCTTGGGCCACCTTGATCTTCCACTCGGCAGCCTCTTGAGCCTGCTCAGCTTGGCCACCCTCGCCGTCCTCAAGGTCGTCGCCTGTGCCGCCGATACCGTCGCTGTCACCGTCACCATCGGTGTCTGGCAACAGGCTGTAGATACCATCGCTCGTACCACCGCCGTTGGTGTAGATGGTCTGGTCGAGACAGCCACCCTCGATGAACTTGCCGATGCCCTCGTCCACCAGTAGCTGGTTGATGACGTAGTCGGCGGCCTTGTTCCACTTCTTGGGGTCACGGGCACCACGTCGGTAGTTGTGCTCCAGCATGGGGTGCAGGCACTCATGGGCCACAAGGAACTTGAGTTCCTCGTCAGTCAGCGGCTCGATGAAGTCGGGGTTGTACAGTACCCGCTTGCCGTTGGTCGCAGCGGTGGGCACCTCGTCGCTCAGTGACATGGGCATGTTGAGTGCCACGCTGCCAATGAAGGGGTGCTCTAGGATCAGGCTGGTCTTAGCCTTGCTCAGTCGTTTCATAAGGTCCATCAGTTTTTCTCCAGTTCTTCAATTAGTCCGCACACTACGCCTATGGCCTCGTGTAACTCGTAGACAAGAACAGCCAGCTTGCCCTTGATCTGGTTGGGGTGCACACCGACCACGTTGGCCAGCATGTACGCCCGCTTGAGTTTGCGCAGCAGTTCGACCTTCTTAAGTTCTAGTTCGATCAGTCGGTCCATCTGCTCGAACAGCTTGTCAGGTAGCTTCACTTCAATCCTCCCATGAAGGCTGCCATCTTGGCAGCGATGTCGTTGGCCTCGTCGATCTTAGTCTGCCGGAACGTGGGGCTCATCACCACGCTGTCCTTGCTCAGTCCGGACAGCTTACCCTCAACCTCTTGACGCATAGCCTCAAGGTTGGGATCGTCCATCACGTTGAGCCGTGGCAGCAGGTCACACAGGTCGGTGATGTTATCCAGTGTGCTCTCGTGGAACCGTGCCTTGGGGTCGTCCAGCTTGGCCAGACGGTCCGCCATGTGGACCACCCTGTCGTAGAGCCGCTGCCATACCTCTTGCATAGCACCAGTCGCAGCCTGCTTTACACGGGCCTCGACCTCGTCTTGGATACGGGACAGCTCAGCGTCAGCGATGTTCACTCTGAAGTCATTGTTGGGGACAGGCATGACACCAAGGTCCATCTTGAACTTGTCGCTGATCTCGCTGGCATCGGGGTAGTCCTCGACCTTGTACGCTGAGCCAAGGAAGTGCTGTGCATCCTGCACAAGCTGCGGATACTCTGGTACAAAGCGCCGTACCAACATCTCATACTCGCTACGTTCCTTGCGGAAGTCGGTCATAAAGGTGAGGTAGTTGGCAGTCGGCAGGATTTGGATGCCCTTCACACCCCACGGCAGGGTGTTCTCGTAGAACTTGGTGCGGATCAGGCTGGCTTTCTTCTTGATGTCGTCCAGCAGGTCACACATTGGCAGCAGGCTCTTGTGAGAGCGGACAGAACCAGAGATGGCACCCTTGTTGCGGGTGGTCTCGGTGCTGATCTCCTTGTCCAGCTTGTTGGCAGACCACGTGGAGATGTTGAGCTGCACAAGCAGTGCTCGGTCAGATAGTTGCATAGTATTAGTCCTTCTTTAAGGTTGGTGCGGCTCCGGTCAGTCGGAGATACGCTTGGTAGGCCAGCACTTTGCGTGCGTATCTGCTGGCGACGAACTGGTCCCACGTGGTGGGCTCAGTGGTGAAGCCTATATTCATTGCGGCTTCTTTGCGGTACTTGACCCATTCCTCGGCGAGGCCGTCGAGTTCCGCGTCAGCGATCTGTCCACTGGTACGCAACCAGTGGACAAACGTCGGCCTCTTGGGCTCAAAAGAGGACATCTTGGTGTGCCAATGCCCAGCGAGTAAAGGCCTGTGTGTTGGCCAGATCGGGTGTCTTGCGGACAGCATGGGAGATGCTAAGGACCGAGAACTCGGCAGGCATACGGCCGGTGTAGGTCACAACACGTTCCAAGTTGGCCTCGGTGGCACGGTCAGCCAAGGCACCGGACAAGGCGTAGAGTGTGGCCGGGTCAGTCGGTACCTCTGCCGTATCGGGGTTGACGAGAATAGCATCGGGGTTGGGCAGCTTACGGTAGATACGCACAAACCCAACAAACTCAGCCGCTGCACCCTCACCAACGGCACCCTTG